CCGTGTGTGCGTACATGCGCGAGATCGGACGCCCCCCGGCCTCTTCGATCGGCTGATCTAATTGATTTTTGCTTTTTGATTGTCTGATCCGATCGTGCGCCCTGGTTGCGGCCGATTTCGTCCGATTTCGTCTGATCTTGCGCGCTCGAGGGCGAACCGGGCTCGATGGTGCGCGATGGTTGAAGCTTGGCGCTCGAGCATCTACGGGCTGTGATTTGGTGTTGGTGCTGTTATTCCAAAACGCTATAACGGCGCGCCATTGGTCCGGGCTGGCGATTCTCGGCGCTGTCAATCTATAGGCTTAATCTATAGGCTATCTAACTGTACCTATAAGGAGGACAGTAGATGACACTTAATGAACTAACTAACTTGACTAAAAAACTAGCCGTCGAGGTCGACATGCTGCGAGCTCGAGCCGAGGACATCCGCGACGACATTATGTTCTCGGATGAGGACAGCGATACGTTAGACGACGCGCGCTACCAAGCCGAGGACGCGGCCGCATTACTCGAGCAAGCATTTGACCTACTCGAGGAATGTAAAGAGTCGATCCAATCGCACAGCGAGGTGGCAGCCTAATGAATAGAGAACAACTAGAGCCAATCGTCGAAGCATTACGCGATCACGCGGACAATCCCAAAGCGGTAGCGGCCGTCATTTGGTCAACGCTCGAGCGATGCGACATCAAGCCGGGATGGCGTGCCAATCTCACCAAGCTTGCGCTATTCGCTGAAATGCTGCCGACCGTAGCGCGACCATGCTTCAGCGTCATCACTGAAGGCAACATTAAGGAACCGTTCCTAAGCTTTTCCGGTATGCCGGGGTTTGGGTTTTGTCCCGGTTCTGGCGATTGCCGGATATGGTGCTATTCGTTTTCGGCTTGGCGGTATCCGGCCGCGTTTTGTCGGCAAGCCCAAAACACTCTTCTTTTAAGCTCGGAGCTCGGACGACAAGCGATAGCATCGGAGCTCGGCCGAATGTTGCGCCGACCCAAATACTCGAAGCTTGATCGCGTCGATTTCCGACTATACGTAGACGGCGATTTTAGAGACGCGGCCGACGTTCAATTCTGGATGGATCTAATAGGGAAAACGTCAAAGCTTGCCGCGTATGGGTACAGCAAAAGCTTTCATGAGCTCTTAGCCTATGACGTCATGCTGTCGATCACTGGCAAGCAATGGCCCTCTAACTACGTGCTAAACGTATCGAGCGGTCATCGACACTCGCCCCAAATGGTCGACGCTATCGAAGCGTTACCCATTACGCGCGGCCGTTTTGTCGCGGTCCCAATGCCTAAGCGAGCCAAGCATTCCGAGCACGGCGAGCGAGAGCACCAGCAAGCACTCCGTAAGGCATACGGCAAGCGAGCGTTTACTTGTCCGGGCAAATGCGGAGAGTGCACGCCAAGCGGCCATGCTTGCGGCTCGGAGCGTTTCAAGGGCGTCGATATCATCATCGCCACGCATTAAAACTACAGGAACTAAATAGCTATGACATATCTATATCAAGGCATCTACTACACATCACTTGACGCGCTATTAGCGCGCATCGAGTGGACCATAAAAAACGATCAACTATTGAGGAGAGCGTAACCATGGCAACAAGGGCGACCTACGAATTCATTAAGCGCGAGTATGACGCTTTAGCAGTTTTTACGTGCATCTATAAGCATCATGACGGATACCCTACCGGGGCCGTTCAACACCTAGAGAACGCGAGCACGGCCGAATCGTTTCTTCGAAAGCATACCGATGCCGAGATCATCGCTGATCATGACACGGCAGGCGATACCGAATATCGGTATACGATCGATAGACGGATTGATGATGGTTACGATAAGACCTTCATTCTCGTTAAATCGCGCGTAGGCTTTTCTAGCCGATGGAAGGGCGAATTTTTCGGCACGCTGAAGGAATTCCGCGCCAAGTATTGGAATGATGACCACGCTGAAGCGTTCGGGAATGTCCGAGATCGCCTAGCAGGCTAAACCCTCTCCGATCCAAAATGAGCGCCTAAGGGCGCTTTTTTTGTGCCTTTTCGGCCGTTTTTCGGCCCTTCCCTATAGAATATTTTGTTATTAAAAACGGCCTATTCTGGCGCTTTTTCGAGCGCCCTCGAGCGCGAGCCCTTCGCGTCAATTGATGCCCTCGAGCGCCATCTAATCCCGACCTAGTCACCTAATCCGAGCGCGAGCGCGTACATTGTGTCGCATCGCGTCTCATCTCGTCCCATCGCGCGCCGATCTCGGCCCCATCCGATCAATCTCAATTTTCCTATCAAATCGAGAAATCGAGCCATCGAGCATCGATTTTTTCGGATCGTTTCGACCCACATGCACGGAACGTATCTACACGAAAAACGTCTACACGAAAATCGTCTACACAAAAAACGTCCACACTAAATTCCGAGTTTATTTCGGAGTCTGTTGATCCACAGTCCGGCGTGCACGACGCTGTTCCGCAGATTTGGTGTTGTGGCAAGAATGGCAGAGCGATTGCAGGTTCGAAGAGTCCAGGCGTAGGCTGTCATCATCTTTTCTCTCAACAATGTGATCAACGACATCAGCTTTTCGAACAAAGCCTCTACTAAGACAATCAACACAGAGAGGATTACGACTAATAAAAGAACGACGCAAACGCCGCCAATCGCTGCTGCTGTACCAATTGTCTCTTTTAGTGTCGTCATCTGTGAAGTTCCTCCTACGCGCACGAGCCCCCTGTTTCGCACTTCGCTCACGCACATGCCTCACGCACAACCCTCGGGCGCGTCTGTCATAGACGAGCTCGGCACAGCCTGGTGATCGACATGGCGTCGGTGCTTCACTTGGCACGGAGCTCTTGCACCAAGCGGTTGGTGAACCATTGCAGCTTCTCTGCATCTATCGTTGGCGAGTCATGCTTACTCCGCATGCGCCAGTTGTATTTCGCTATCGTGCCTCGAAGGTATCCGATGAACTCCTCTTCTGAGAGTTGGGCCTTGATCGCTTCGATGCACTCGATACCTGATTGGTTGTAGTGAGGGGGGTTGTTAACTGTTGTGTGCTGCGCCTTCTCGAGGGCATCCCACTCGGTTGGCGTTGCATCGTCTAAACTTATCTTGTGGTTTATCCACATATCTCCTCCTGTGGCCCAAGACCTGGGCTGCTGCTTTTTCGTACCGGCAATCGTCGCCCAGGAAGAAGATCTGGTTATGTACAGTTCTTCATACTGGCGACATAGGTGTCATAGGGCTGACATTGGTACTGCGATTTCTTCTTTGGGATGCCATAGCCGTACGCTTTTGCTGTCGTAGCAGTAATCATCACAACGTAGGATTCGAGCAAGCCGAGCTTGTCTCACTGCTGCTGACTCAGCGACATCCGGGTTCTTGAAATGGTTTTGATAGGTCTCGATGACTTCGTACCAAAGCCGCTCGAGGAAGACGTCCTCGTCCTCAGTGTCGTCGACCAGGGGTAGGATGTTGGCGGCTTTCTTCTTACCGATACCAGGACACCCAGGGTAGCCATCGGCCGTGTCGCCCATCAGTGTCTGCGTCATCCAGTTGTAGTTAGCCTGGTTCACTGAAATGTCATGATGTTGTAGGTGATGAAAGTCATACAATCGACCAGGTATGGTTTTCATATCCTTGTCGCTCGAGATCATGACTGAGGTGTCGGGGTATCGCGTGTGCAGGATGCCGATCACGTCATCACCCTCGAGACCGTTGATCTCAACATTGTTAAAGATGGTCTTGAGCTCACGAACGAGCTCCCAGTACATGGGCGGCTTGGGCTTAGGGTTTCGGTTTGCTTTGTAGCTGTTGTCGACCGTCTTGCGAAAGTTGCTGCGGTCAGCGGGTGAGAAGGCGAGCAGCACCTCTGCCCCATCGAAGTTCCGATTAAGGTCGTTAATCTCCTCTACTGCGATGTCGACTAATGTGTCGAGGCCCATGTCGCGTCGAGGTGTCCCATCGAATGGGTCCAACCCTGCGCCAATTGCTGCCGTTTGATACGCAATGATGTCTGCGTCGATTAACGTGTGAAAAGTCTGACTCATTACTCTCTCCTAAAATGCTCGAGGCCGACTGTCTCTATGTCGGCGTCCATCCAGCCAGCAAGCCAAAAGCTGCGCTGTTTCATTGCTTCTTTGCCGTAGGGGCATGCGTCCTTGCTCTGACCGTCGAAGTAAGCAGTCTTGCCTGCCAGGTAAAATTCTTCGTAGGTCTTGCTGATTCCGTACATACATTTCCTTAGTGTGTGTCTGCCCATGAACTCCCGATCTGGAAGTCACCAGCGAACGGGACGGGC